CCGACGAACACCATATGCTGTAACGTGCATACATGAGACCTGCATTCCCAGACATAAATGTTACGACATTGTATCTTTCTTCCAATACGACCAAGTTATAGTTATAGTCGTATATGCGCCACGTCGGTTTGTTTACACCGATGGGTATTCTTGTTAATGGGTCGCAAATTGTTAGAAAATTCGCACTAGGGTCCAGCGGCGGATAAAACGTCGTGAACTCGAATTGAACATTCGAAAATTTACTCGTATTAAGCGCTCCGGTTGGTTGGAAGTTAAACGGGTCGGTATCTAGACAAAAATTATAACAATATAACCCGGTGGGTGCATTACTTTGCGTCCGCACATATTTCTCTACAAAGTTATAAACGCCCACATCTAGTGCATTCTCGCGATACTTTCCGTCTAACAAGATAGCCATATTCAATAATATACCACGTTGATTATTCGCACTAAAAGGTTGTGTAACAAAAAGCCCGGTATTATTTGTGGTTAGTGTGCTATACCCTGGACCTACAGGAACAGTACTACATGATACCACTGTACCCCCATATATTCCATTATACTGTGTAGCAGGTGTAACGGGTGCGGGAATGATATTCACAGGTAGGTAGTTATATGGCCAGTTCGAATAGTTGCTCCACTGGTTTCGCAAATTAATATCACTTCGCTGAAAAAAGAACATCCAGCTACTTACCATCCCCAGCGTGTTTTCTAGCCATACGCGATGCGACCCCGTAACATTCTCGAAATTCCATTCATACGCCGACTTGATTAGATATTTTTGTTCATTTGCCGCAAATGTCTTCGCTTCGTCATTCGACAAAAACGCATACGTGCTAATTAAGTGTATATCGGCATTCCACTCCGATTGCGCATTATTACTATAATCAGTTGCAGCAAGACTGACACTTGGCGGCGATTGAAGAAAACGGTACAACTGCATATACTCGTTTGTATAATTGGGGCGAACCGTTGGCCAGCCATTTGCGGGGTCCATGACATCGCGAATCGTATATAAATCATTGATAGGTCGCATCGTTACGTCTATCTGTAGCTGATTGTATTGAAGCGCGATTAAAGGAAACGCCATTTTGCTTGAAAGCGTAAACCAGGCATTTATGGGTATATATAAACGACGACTTCGAATAGACGGCTCGGACCCTTGAGGCAAATTAGTATAATACGCATTCGGGTACATGTTTATTCTAGTATTCGAATTTCCCGGGTCATTCAATTCAGCAGTATTTCCCGTCATGTCATCGTAGAGTGATTTCTTTGCTCCCGAAAAATCGCGCTGAACTAATGCCAATAAATATTTCCCCGTCAATACTTGCAATGTTTGTCCTCCGACCGATATGCGTATCTCTTTTATCATCTGTGTTCCTAAATTCTCAATCCATCGAAACTCGTATGGCGCCCAGTCTTTCACGCCGCATGTAGGATTTGGTGGATATATTGGGCTCCATATTGTAGGCAGAGTAACCACAACATATGTGTCCATTAAAAGATCCGCATACCTTGGAACATAAAATGTAAACGTTGAATCAGTTGTTAGTCGCAAAGACCTTTGCCCCGTAAAATCGATTCTAAATTTTTGCAACCCGAAATTTGTATACTTTGAATATGTTGCTTTAAAAAATGTTTTCTTAGGGTTTCCATTTAATATGACATTTTGATTTCCGTATGAGACAATATTTAGTAATCCTCCTGTCATTTTTTTTGTTTATATGTTGTTATATATTATTATATATTATTATATATATTTAACATATTAATAATTTTTAACAAGTTTTTTTATATATATAATTAATATCATTATATAATTAATATCATTATATAATAGTATATATTAATATTAAAAGTATGTCAGCACCAGGACCACCAGCCCCTACACCCGGCGGTGGAGGTATTAATATTAACTTCTTGCCTTCTACTGCTGCTATACGCAGTGCATTAACTTCACAAGTAACTCCTATGGCAATACATTGGTTCGGCATGGCATTTGTTATCGTCGTATTGCTATGGCTTATTACCTATCTTACTACAAAAATTAATTTAGGAAAAACAAATTGTGATATTATTGCCGAAGTAAATAAAAAAACAACTCCCACAAAAATAAATTCAAGTTGGACCACATCTAGCTCGCCCGACTATGCAGGAAAAAATCTGCGAGATTTTTATATTAAAACGGCATACAACTGTTGCGCATCTGGTCAATTCAAAAGCGACTATGTTAGTATGTGTGCTCTACAAAACGCTATCAAGCAGGGCGCGCGTTGTCTAGACTTTGAAATATTTTGCATAGATGATACTCCGTGTGTAGGCGTTTCATCGATTGACTTAATTGGCGTAAAACAGAGTTACAATAGTCTACCTGTTTCGCAAGTTCTAAAAGAGTTGAATAACATTGCGTTTTCGGAAACGGCGGGTATATGTCCTAACCCGAGAGACCCCCTGCTCCTGCATTTCCGTATAAAGACGAACAATGTAAACATTCTTAACATAATGGCAAGTGAAATTGCTGAAAATTTGGGTGATAAATTATTGCCCATCGAGTTTATGCGTGAAGGGAATGGGACAAATATTACGAAACGCCCTATTAGAGACTTTATAGGAAGAGTTCTAATTATGGTCGAGAAAAGTAACTCGGCGAATACAATGCCCATCTTGTACCAGTCGAAAAACATGTGGGAACTTACAAACGTTACTACCAACTCCGTTTTTATTCACTCAAAACGATTTATGGATATTAAAAATTCAAATGACCTCGAAACAATTACCAACTTTAACAAAGAAAATATTACACTTGTTTTGCCCGACTTATCTGTATCAAATGCAAACTATATTTCGACGGTTCCACAAGCCGTTGGATGCCAGCTTATGGCTATGAGTTTTCAAAATGTCGACCAGAATTTGCTTACCTATAACGAATTATTTGAAAAGAGAGAAAGTGCGTTTGTTCCAAAACCGAACGAACTTATACATGTTCCTGTATTTATTGATAAACCTAAACCTCTGCCAAGCTACATGAGTTTTGCCGCGAAAGAAATCGCTGGTCCTGGCAATATCAAGATTAGCGCATAATCCCGCATAAAGTGCGATTTACTTTATTAAGCAACTTTATTAAGCAACTTGCTTATACATTATTTAGTTCACTGTAACTATCCTATTTTATTATATCCTAATAATATAATAATATATACCATATTATTTTACCTATAATCATGAATACAACAGATAATTCCAAAAATAATCAAAATAATACAAATAATGCAAATAATGCAAATAACCCCTTAAACGTATTGTACTATGAAAACCGCGAGTTAGAGTTGCTAAAAAATGCGATAAATATTGAAGCGAAAAAGCGTGGCGAGCGTATTGCAAAGAATCCGGTAATGAAAGATATTATTTCCGTGCTTGAGAAGTTTATTCGCGATAAAAATCTCGTTTGTTATGGTGGAACGGCGATTAATAATATTCTTCCACCCGTTGACCAATTTTACAACCGCGATTTAGAAATACCCGATTACGATTTCTTCTCGCCAAACGCAATGAATGATGCAAAGGCTTTGGCGGATATTTACTTTAACCAGGGATTCTCCGACGTAGAAGCAAAGGCGGGCGTTCACTATGGTACATATAAAGTATTCGTCAATTTTTTTCAGATTGCGGATATTACGCAGCTAGACAGTAGACTGTTTAGTAGTCTTAAAAAAAATGCTGTTATAAAGGACGGTATTCATTATTCGCCGCCTAATTTTTTAAGAATGGCAATGTATTTAGAATTATCTCGCCCGGGTGGCGACATCACGCGTTGGGAAAAAGTTCTAAAGCGTTTAAACCTTCTTAATAAAAATTATCCACTCAAGGCGGAAAAGTGTGACCCGGAAACATTTCGTCATTCTTTATCTGCGCGTTCAAAAACAAAACAGTACTATTACCAAAAAGAAATCATACAAAATGTTATCAAGGATATCGTGTCGAGTGATAGTTTGGTTTACATCGGCGGTTATGCTAACGCGCTTTACTCGCGTTATTTAAAAAATCGCGAAAAAATGTATTTAAATGAAATACCGGAATTTGATTTATTGTCGAATACGCCCGAAAAAACCGCCAAAAAAATAAAAGAAGAATTGGAAAAAAAGGGAGTACTTAGCGTTAGCATTCAAACAAAACCATCGATTCCGGAGTATTTATCTACACACTATGAAATTAAGGTTGGATCTCAAGCCGTTGCTTATATTTATAAACCTCTGGCGTGTCATAGTTATAACACTATCAAGCTAGATGGTAGAATATTTCGCGTTGCTACTATTGACACGATGATGAGTTTTTATTTACTATTTCTATATGCCAATCGCCCATATTATAACCCCCGACGAACTCTTTGTCTTTGTGAATATTTATTCAAAATACAACAGAAGAATCGTCTTAAAATGCAGGGACTGTTGCGTCGTTTTAGTATAACATGCTATGGTAAGCAAAAGACGCTAGAGGATATTCGAACAGAGAAATCAAAACAGTTTAAAAAACTTAAAACTAAAAAGAATACGAATGAGTATAACAAATGGTTTTTGCGGTATAATCCAGAGTTGAATAAAAATAATAAGCCTATTTCTAAAGTAAAGAAAACGAAAGAAGACTTGATAAATGAAGCAAAATTGGCATTAGAAGCAAAGGCGATTACATCTAAAGCGGTTATCGCCGAACTAGAAAAAATGGATAAGGCGCCTAGTGTGGGGAATAAGCGTCCGTTGAGTATAAAAATGTCGCGGTCGCCGTCGCCGTCGCGGTCAACACGTTCTACACGTTCTACAAATTATTTAACGCGTTTACTAGAGGGAAAGATGAAAAATAAAAATGCTACCAAAAAAATAAATAAGAATAAGAATAAAAATAAGAATAAGAATAAGAATAAAAATAATATTTCAGATGAAGATTTACTACTTATTCAAAATG